TGTATCGTAATGCAGCTTATAATCCCTTTAATGAATCTATCTTTTTAAGGACGTGGACGGAAGGCGGAGATCGTATTGATACCGAGATTCCTTTTAGACCTTATTTGTTCCTCGAAAAAGATGGAGCAGACGATGCAGTATCAATATTCAAATCTCCTCTTTTAAAGAGGACATTTAAGAATACCATAGAAAGAAAGAGGTTTACCGATAACTCAGCTAATAAAAGATTTTTTCATAATCTTGGACCCGAGCAACAGTTCCTTATTGAATTGTACAAGGATTTAAATAATGGTCCTGACTTTTCTAAATTTGCACTAAAGACATTTTTCATCGATATTGAGATTGAAATGGAAAAGGGAGGGGCATTTCCCTCACCCGATAAAGCGAGGGAACCTATTAACCTTATCACGGTGTATGATACCCTAACTAAAATAACTCATACTTGGGGACTCCATCAGCAATACAACCCTACACTCAACGATTGTATTTATTATCGTTGTAAAGATGAAGAAGATCTCTTGTTAAGGTTTGTTGATTTTTGGAAGATAGATTATCCTGATATTGTTTCAGGTTGGAATTCTGCTGGTTTTGATTTACCTTATATCATTAATCGATGCAAAAATGTCTTTGGAGAAGATTTTATTCACCAACTGTCTCCGGTAGGTAGAGTACACGGTAAAAAGATTTTTACTGCGGGTTTTGGCAAAGAGCAAACCAAATGGATCATAAGTGGAATCAGTTGTATCGATTATCTCGAGATTTATAAAACGTTTTCTGTTGGGGAAAGAGAGTCGTATTCTTTAAATTATATTTCGGAAATGGAGCTAGGAGAAGGTAAGATTGCTTTCAATGCTGCAAGCTTGGGAGAGTTAGCAGCAACTGACTGGAAAACATTTGTTGATTACAATATTCAGGACGTACATCTACTTGTTAAACTAGAAGAAAAATTAAAATATCTTCAAATTGTTCGACTTTTAGCTTATAAGGGTTGCACTAACTTGGAGGCAGCTCTTGGTAAGATTGCTATCGTGACTGGAGCTGTTGCGATCCAGGCTCATAAACAAGGGTTTATTATTCCCACGTTTGGTATCAATAGCGATCGTGAGTCGTATGAAGGAGGATACGTCAAGGAACCTGAAAGAGGATTGCAAACGAGTATAGTAAGTTTTGACGTTAATTCTCTATATCCTAACACAATTATTACTCTCAACATATCCCCTGAAACTAAAATAGGTAAAATCGTAACCGGAGATTTTGAAACATCGGAAGAAGTAACTATTCGTTTAGTTAACGGAAAACTCCATACTACTAAAGTCGAGAACTTTAAGAAGTTTCTGGTTTCAGAAAAGATGTCCATATCAAAAGCCGGCGTTCTATATTCGCAGAAGTCCAAGGGAGTCATTCCAAACCTAATCGACGAAATTTACAAAGAGCGTGTAGATCTTCAAAAACAACTGCATACACTAGAGTTATCAGGAAAGAAGGACTCAGACACACAATCGAAAATTACATATTTTGATACGTTACAATACACACTTAAGATTCTCTTAAACAGTATTTACGGAACGTTTGCCAACAAGCACTCTTCGTTGATGGATATCGATAATGCAATGTCAATTACAATTACTGGACAGAATGTAGCTAAAGCTGGGTCTATAATTGTTGATCGGTATATTAATAAAAATTTTGGCATTACTGGGAAATCTGCAACAATTTACCAAGATACAGATTCGGTGTATGTAACAATCCAACCGGTACTGGATAAACTAAATATACCTCTTCTTATTGACGGAGAAATTAATCCGGATGTCAATCAGATTGTCGACAACATCGACTCAGAAGTTAATAAAGAGATTTTGATTTGGGCTAAAAGTGATCTCTATTCAATAGATCCGCGATTTGCGTTTAAGCGCGAAGTTATAGCTGACGTTGGTGTTTTTCTTCAAAAGAAAAGATACATTCTTCGTGTATTAAACAATAAGGGAATCAAAACAGACAAGTTTAAATTTGTTGGGGTAGAGCTCGTAAGATCAACTACTCCGAAAAAAGTTAAGAAGTTTATCGAAAATGTAACTAAAACGGCTCTTCTTACGCGTTCTATCAAAGAAGCGAATGAAGCGTATAGAACAGGATACGAAGATTTTTGCAAGCTCCATCCAGACGATGTTGCGCTAAGAACTTCAATTAACAATCTAGAAAAATATGCAGACGGAGCTTCTCTTTACAAATTCAAAGACGCGACTCCTTCTCACGTCAAAGGAGCTATTGCTTATAACATTCTTATTAAACAGCTTGGCTTGTCCGACAAGTTAGAAGTAATTCAGACCGGACAAAAAGTTAAAAAGATGTATTGTACTAAAAACAAGTATGGATTGGATGCAATTTCATACACAGCAAATCTTCCGGACGAATTTGGTCTCAAAGTAGATTGGGACAGAATGTTTGAAAAGCTTGTGACTCAGCCTGTAGAAAGACTCTACGACGCAATTGGCTGGTCTCTTCCAGCTATCGGAAAAGAATTGCAGACAGATCTCTTTGAATTGTTTGGTTAATGAAATACACTAAACACATTTTTAAGATGTTGCAATGCATTATGGATAACGATTGTTATTTAGAACAATTTTTAGACGAAGATATTAATGAAGAAATATTAACAGCTCTTTGTGCAAATGACTTAGTATGGATCGCAGAAGACGATAGACTGTTAACAACAAATACTGGGGAACAATCACTTTTTAATTATAAATTGACTGTTGAACCTAACAAAAAAAGGAGTAAATTAAAGGAGATATGAGTAATACAACAAATAACTTAGTAGTTTTTCTTGACACAATCGGAAGAACAATCATCGGAAAAGTAACAAACGAAACAAACGAGATTCTCTCTATCGAGAATCCAGCGCTTGTAGCGGTTCAGCCAAACACCCAGACAGGTCAGATTCAACTTCAGATTCTGCCTTTGTTCTTCAGAGAGTTTCAGGCCGATCGTGCTCAATCAACTGTTTGGCACTTTAAGAAGGCTAACATCACAGTTGCTGACGAGATTACTTTTGTAGTCCAGTTTGCTGCTCAGTATGAGCAGTTGTTTGCAGCCCCTACAGCCCCTCAGAGCTCCTCTGAAGTTGTCAAACTTTTTGAAGATTAATTCCCAAAGTTATACATAAATTCGAAAAGGCCTCTTCGGAGGCCTTTTCTTTTGTTGAAATTTAACCAAAAGATAGTAATATATTCAATATGGCTAAACAAAAGAACGAAGAAGTAGTAGAAAAGAAGGGATCCATTGCTGACGCTTTTAAGATTTTAGAAAATCTTAATCCTTCAGCTAAGTCTTTAGACGATGGAAGTTTATCTTCTGTAAACGAATGGATCGATACAGGATCTTATGCTCTTAACGCAATTATTTCTGGATCTCTTTATGGTGGGATCCCAATGGGAAGATTGACAGGATTTGTTGGTCCTGAGTCTTGTGGAAAAACTCTTATGGCAAACAAGATTATGGCTAATGCCCAAAAGAAGGGTATGTATGTAGCATATTTTGATACAGAAGGAGCTCTCGATGAAGCTACGGCCAAGCGTCTTGGTTGTGATACATCAAAGATCAAACACGTTCCCTCCGAGATCACTGAGCAGTGCAGAAATGAAATTGTTCAGTTTTTAGGATCAATTGTTGCTAATAATCTTCAAGGTCAAGTGTTACTTGTTATTGATTCTCTTGGTAATCTTATTACTACACAGGAAAAAAAGAAAATAGATGAAGGAACCGATACGGTTGACATGGGAAATAGAGCACGACAGCTCAAGAGTTTAATGAGAGCTGTTACGCACGCTGCAGCAAAGGCTAACTGTCCAATAATTTTTACCAATCATATTTACGACGATCCTTCACAACTCCATCCTTCAGCAATTAAAAAGCAAGCGGGCGGTTCAGGTCCTTTGTATATGGCTTCTGTTACAGTACAAATGGCTAAAAAAACCGAAAAGGCTGAAGATAGTAAAAATAAAGATTCTAATTCAGAAACCACAATTCTTTCTAAAGGCATCAATGGTCTT